TAAACCATCCGCGTCTAAATAAACACCATCAGGCACCATACGCGACATCACTTGCTGCAGCTTTAAGTGCGTTAATTGTATCATGTCAGCAAAACCAGTAATTCGTTTTACTAATGATTCAATTTTACCCTTATACATTCGCGGCGCAACAATACTATAGTTCATTTTAACTTTAGTAAAATTACTTTTAGGACGCATCATGTTTTCTGACATCTCCCACTTAAGCAATTTGTTAGTACCTAAAATTAAAGCGCCTTCATATAAAGTTTCTATCGCTCTTTCTAGCTTAGAGAAATTACCTTCAGCATCTGCTGGAGGATTAAAGCTATCATCTTTTTCTATAAGTTTTTCAGCTCCACTACCTGTTTCTTTAACCTTATAAACTTCGTTCATATATGTTTTATAATTAAAATATAAAACTTGAACTTTATTATGATCTAAATCTTCATATCTTGGCCCTGAGCCTTGGTAGTTAGTTTTTTGAGTATAACCTGAATCTTGTATTTCTTTTAGATCTTCTTGAGTTAAGTGAGGGAATTGTTTTGCTAATTCATTAATAGGTATTGTTTTAACTTCACCTACATAGTATATATCGTCAAAGTATGGCGAGTCAGTATATGAGTAAACTAAATCAGCTGGATCCACATATTCTACTGTAACACCTTCAGATGTTGTGAAGTTGCTTTTAACAGCAGCAATACCTAAAACTGTTAAATCATAGTATAATTGTCTTTTTATTAAATCGTAATCGTTACCTTCTAATAACACGTTAATAGCTTGTTCTTCCGCTATCTCTACAGCTTGCTTATATGTTAGCTGCATGTGAAGCTCTAACTCTTCTTGTGTTTCTGGTAGTTTTTCAGGATCGTTTTGATATAGATTAATGCCAAACTCTTCAGCAGCAAAGTCGTTCATTTCTTTTGTAGCCATATCACCAAGCACGCTTTCCATGTACTCAGTTCTTTTGGCTACGCCGTATGGATCTTGAGAATATGCTTTTACATCAAACGCTCTATCAGCTATACCATTTACTACAATATCAACGAACTTTGGGATAATTGGAACTGGCGTCCAGTCTAAATTCAAATAACTTAAGTCACCATTTATAGATAACTCGTTTTTATACTTTTCTATTGGTTGCTCGCCTCTAGCATATAACCTTAATTTATGAAAATTGTTGAAGCTCGCATCGTATCTAGTGTGTCCTCTATCGTCGTAAAACCACTCTGTCTCTATTGCTTTTGCAACTTTTAAACCGTAGTCGTAACTTAACTTTTCAGCATCGCTAACTACTTGACTTGGAAAATAACTTTTTATAACAGACTCTGCCATATTTTATTTTATTATTGTAGATATATATCCTTTATTATCGTATGTTGATACGTTTATGTTTAATTTTGATTTTGTTCTTTTTGTTGTTGGGGTGTAGAGGTGTCGGTTGCAAGCCATTATAGCTAAACCTGAGCTTATAGTTGCATCAAACTTTGTTCTTTTATTTATATCAAATCTAGACCAGTCATTTAACGTGTCGTTAAAATATATATTTCCATACACACCATCGCCTTTATGACCAACATGCTCTTGTATATACATTTCAATAGCAGCGGCATGAGCTTGTTTAATGTCTTCGCTAGAGTTTGGTATTCCACCTATTTCTTTTTCACTAACAGATAATTTATTCCAAACCTTATCTGGTCTATTCATACTAAAACCTCTATATCCTCTTCTTTTAAAATGATACAAAAGTCTTGGTTTGTTGTTTTCTGCTAATATAGGCATACCATAAAATATGCACGCCATTAGTACGTCTTCAAAGAATATTTCAGCTGTTTGTGGTCTTGCAATATACTCTAAAAAGAAGTGGTTTGGTGGAGCATCTTCCATAGAAAACTTAGTTAATCCATGTAGTGATCCTTTAGAACCTTTGCCACCAACAGTACCACTAATGTCGTAACTGTCACAACCAAAAGCTCCAACGTGTTCGTTACCAGGATATTTAACTCCATTTTTTACTATTATTTTATTTTGCAAATGACTTGGCGGCACCCAGCTTATTTTAAATCTACCTTGTGCGTTAGGATAAAATATAACACTACTGTCTTTAATACCATTCAACCACTGAAAGTTACCGGTTGTCACAGCGCTATGATTACCTATGCCTTCGTTGTAGTCTATCTGCTCGTATATCTTAACTAAATTAAATATACTATTTTTTGCTTCGTCTCTAAAAGCATGCTCTTCAGTTCTTGGAAACTGACGATAAAATTCATTTAAACCGTCTTGATCTCCTTTTAACCCGTCAGCTTCATTATTCCAATGGTCAATAATACCGTATTCAATTAATTCACCGTCGGGTCCGTATACATCATGATCTGGGTTATTAAATACAGGCTGTCCGTATTCGTCAATAAATCCTTCATAGTTCCATTCCATTGGGATAAACAAAGAATATAAACCAGACTTTGTTTGTCCATTACGGTTTCGGCTTGTAACATCTGAATCATTGTACAGCTTTTTAAAATTATCACCACCTTTATCAAGAGCATTACTCGTTGATCCCATCATGCACTTGCCAACTATACGAGCACCTAGCCTTAAACAAGTTTTAGTTACTCGCCAGTTGTTTAGAATATTATCAGGCTTTTCCCACTTACCACTTTCATCGTGTACTAGCAGGTTGAGCTTTTCACCATCATAACTGTTGTCTCCAGTGTTTTTCCAGTCAATAGTAGTATCAAGTCCAACCAACTCTTCCTGCTTTTCGTTCGCAGTAATTTTTCTACGCGTAAACTTACTTGCAGGAACCCTATAAGCAAGTTCACTTTTAGGTCTGTCCATACCGTCTTGTATCGGTTTAAAGAAAAACGGATAGTTAACAGATATTGGTACAACCTTGTCGGTAAACATTTTTTTAGCATCACTACCACTTTTAGATAGTATTCCATATCTAGAGTCACTCGATATAGTGGCTAAGTTAACGGTTTCAGCCGAGCTCATAAAAGAAAAACCACTACGTCTGTTTTTTAAATAACACATACCGTAGCAGCGTTTGTCTGCTTTACAAGCTTCCCAGAATATAAAGAACAATCTGTTAGCCTCTCTAAAATCAGGAGCGCCAACATCTATTTTACTCCATTGAAGATACATATAATGACTACCTGTTATGTATGTAGGTTCATTGTTGTTCATAAACCAAAAGCCTTCGTCACGACGTTTAAACTCTTCGTCTATATAGTCATACCACTGCTCTTTAGCTTCTTCTGGATATGCTCTCCAATCAAATATATTTTTTAATTTACCTAACTCTTTAGGGTATTCTAACCTTTGCCATTTTCTTTTGGCTGACACGTGCACTGATTTCGGTTCAGACGGCAGCCCAATTCGCAAACCTTGAATCTCCAGTATTTGTCCAATTTTTCCAGTTTTGCTAATAACGACAATATCATGTTCTTTATTATATCCATATTCCCATTTTTTAGATTTGTTAAGTCGACTAATAGTAGTCTTCTTAATAGGTTCAACAATTTTATATAGCGTTTGTTCGTACATTATTTAGATCTTCCTTCAGCAAAACCTTTAAATACTCTTTCTTTTTTATCCTCAGGTTCCTTACCTTCTAATATGTTCTCCTCTTCTTGTATACGGTTAAGTATTTCAAAAGCATCGAATATAGCTAGCTTTTTAGTAGCTGCCGCGTTCTTAAGCCTATCAGCAGAAACATCATCTTCAGTATTAGTTATAATCTGCTCTTGAGCAACTTTGATTAATTCATCAACAGCTTTACGCCCAGCTAGGATTATACGCTTCTTCGTTTCCTTGATACTCATATTTAATTGTAATAAATTTATTTAAAACGCGATACAGTTTAGTATTGTCTATTATAAACTCGTATGTTGAAAAAGGTGTAAAGCCAACAAGCTCACCAACTTCATTTACACCGTCTGTGTATTTAACAATGCCTACACATTGTTCTTCTTTTTCTTCAGCAAGATTATTTCTTTGCTTTATAGGTTGGACAAAACAATAGCCATCACAAGCTTTCCACTTGTTTTTTGACTTATAAAGAAATATTTGATCTTGACTAACTATATAAGTGTCTTCATCAAAAAAAGCCTTACTGTTCTTTTCGTTACCCTTCGTATCGTGCCATCTTCTAAATACATTGTGATGTACAACAACAACATCTCCAACTTTTATATTTGTGTCAAAAGCGGTAGGCGTAGCTTTAACCACAGCCTGTCTATTTACAAACTCGTGGTTAAATATTTCAGAGTTTAATATTAACTCTGAATCGCCAATCTTTTTCACATTGTTGTATCTACTGCCTATTGGCTCTATTACAAAACTGTGCGTAGCTTTCACTAATACTCTAAGTTATACTCGACTGAAACAGCCATGTTTTTGTTAAAGTCTTTCCACGGTAATACATCTTTGTTTTTCTTGATGTATATGCAGTACTTGTCCTGCTCCTCTATAATATCACAAATAGTATGACCGCCATACACATCCTGTCCAACAGAATAGTGCATAGCGTCAACCTTGTAATCCTTACCAATTGTTATTTTACGAATTAGCTTGCTCATCTTCTGGGTATTTAATATCTCCAGTATTAATATCAATATCAACTTTACCGTACTCGTTTTCTAAAGAAACGTTAAGCTCAGACAGCTTTTTATTAATATTATCAAGCTCGTGAAGCAACATATGCTTTCTAGCAGATATATTACCTACTTCTAACTTGATTTGATTTGAAGCATTTATAACGTTTTGAACTTCTTTAAGTTGTTCATCATTAATTTTATTTGGCCTAAGGTCTTTAACCTTTGGCGTCTTTCTTTTTGCCATAATTTAATTTAATTTAAGTTAATTTTTACTCTTATTCTTGACCAAAGTACAAAAATACCGCGCCATCTACTAGAGTACAAGCAGAAAATCTTCCGTATATCCATTGTCCAGCTGGAAAATTATCTCCAGACGCTATAGCCGTAGCTTCAGCGCCGTTACCTGTTAACGCTGACGTTACTGTCGTTCCAATATGATATGTGTTACTACCAGTGTCGTTTGCTGGTGTTAATGTCGCAAAACTAGTGTCAGCGGCTACTACGTTGATAGCAACTATAACTTTTCCTGTTGGTGGTACAAAATTGCGGCCTGGAGCATCTAAGTAAGCTCCACCAGTTTGTCCAAAATCTATTTGTTGTGCATTATATGCCATTTTATTTATTTTTTATTTGTTCATTTTTCTTTGAGCTTCCACCGAAGAAGAAATCTATTATTGTATTTACTTTAGCACTCATTGCGCCAAAGATACTTGATATAAAACTTATTTCAAATTCACCAAGATCTATACTCTTAGTTACAAAATAATTGAACATTATAAATGTAATACCAAAATAAGCTATAGTAAATAGTGTTGCTAAAACTTTTTGAATAATAGCATCGTCTTTATAAAGATCACGTGCAGATTTGCGATCTTCAACTTCTTTTGCGAAAGCTTCTTTCTCCGCTTCAAGCATTAGCTTTTTAATAGCTAGCTTTGCAGCATCTCTTTCTTTGTCTGTAGTTATTACTTTATCTAGTATACCTTCGGCGTTTTCAACAACCTTACCGATTATACCTCCAAATATATTACCCACCATATCCGTTTCCGTTATTTGCTTCTTTTTCCCAAGGAAATCCACCGTCACCAGCTTCTTTAGCTACGCCATCAACTATTATCATATCTTTACCGTTGATGTCCATTCTTGGGTACGTGTTACCGTTCCATTTAACAAAGTTATCACCATAAGCTAACTTACCTATACGCATATCAGTTGCGTGGCGCATTTCATGATTAATAACTTGTCTTTCAATTTCACTGCCTGGCTCTATATCGTTACTAATGTAAATGCTACCGTCCATGTTAGCTTCACCCATAACGCCAGGTTCTAAATCTTTTCTTATAACAGGTGTTCCAGGCACTGATGCGTCTGCATCTCCAGCTTCTTTGCCAAATCTCATTTTCTTCGAAATTTGTCCGTTTACTGCTATTGGTATTCTACCTTTACCTAGTTTAAATCCCATTATCTATCTTTGTCTTTTATCATATCATCAATAGCCTTGTTAAAGACTTTATCTGTATATGTTTTGTTATTGTAGAACACACTTCTTTCAGATGTTGGCATATCTTCCTCGCCTAACAATATTCTGTATATTCTACTTATTAATTGCTGGCATTTAAACGATGTTTTAAATATAGAATACTTAATCGTCGTTCTATTTCTGTGTCTCCACACTTCTATCCAGCCTAACTTTCTTAGTTTATCCCAGCGTTTTTTATCCCAACTCATGGTATAAGTACCATCGATAAACTCTTGTCTTGTGAACCGTTTCTTGCAGTCTAAGTAGATTAATAACTCAAGCTCGGCATCTGTTAACCCGTAAGTCTTACAGACCCACTTTCTAGTGAGCCTGTAATACTTTAGGATTTGTAATTCACGTAAATCGTGAGATGTTAATCTCATCTATTACGAGTCAATAGCTATTGTACAGCTTAAAATATTAGGATGAGCAAAAACACTATTTACGTCGTCACAAATTGTAACAAAACCTACGTTTTTAGCATTTCTTTTAGCTCCTTCTAATTTTTCTGCAATACCTTTAAATACAGCTAACTCAGCGTCAGCAGTACAAGTCAAAGTAACAATATCAGCCGCAGAACCGTCTGTACCACCACTACCGATTGAACTTTCAAATTTCATTAATACAGTTGCATCAGCAGCTACAGTCATGCCGTAAAGTCTAGACAATGGGTAAGCAGCAGCGTCGTCAGCACCATCAACAAAAATTAATAATGGATCAGTCATTTTAAAAAGTTTTAATGATTAATAATTTGTTTTTCGTCCTAAGTTTGTGGATTATTGTTTATGGTTTAGGTTTAATCAATTAATACCACGTCTTGTTGTTTAATAACGCCGTAAAAATTATCTTTATGCTGAATACCATGTCCAGCGTGTTTATCGTAATAAACCACATCGCCTTCGTTAATACCTTCTACAAGGTTACCAGCTGATATGACTTTTGCTTTTAAATATCTATTATCCTCGTTGAGTTCATCAGTAAGGATTAATCCACCAACTTTCTTCTGCTGTTGTTTTATTGGCTCAATGACCAAATAATGATTAACTGCTTTCATTTACTCGTATATTTGAAATTACACAGTCGGCAGATATAATAGTAGTTACAACTGATACAGCGTTTTTAAGAGCTGTCTTGGTAACTAACACAGGATCGATGATACCTTCTTCTACCATATCTACATGCTCACCGTTAACCACGTTAATACCTTTACCTTCTTCTTGTGGCAGATTAACGCTAGTTGGTATGCCAGCATTGTCTAATATAGTTGCTATAGGTGCTAGTATCGATGCTAGAAGTATCTCTTCGCCCACGTTAGTGGGTTCGATTTTTTTCGAGGCGTTAAAGAGGGCTACGCCGCCTCCTGGTACTATACCTTCTTTCAACGCTGCTTTAGTCGCGTATATTGCGTCTTCAACCCTATCCTTCTTTTCTTTGAGCTCGACTTTAGAGTCAGCACCCACTTTGATGATACCAACTGAA